ATTGCAAAGCATATACTGGCACAGCCTTGAATCCAGCGTATTCCCGGCAGCTAGTTTTTTGCCTCATCCTCCAGCTCATCCAGCTCGCTCTCTTCTGTCACCAGTTCATTCAATTCCTTGATTGCAGTCACCAGGCGGTTATATTCCCCAACCGTCAGCATACGTCCAGGAACCTCCAGCGGATCCATTGTCTTATAATAGGCGCAAATCTCGGAATCCTGAAAATCCGGACTCACCACACAGGCCTGCACCAGAAGCTTTCCATATTTGTCGGAATCCAGTTCCTGGACGATCTGTCCATTCAGTTTTGTTTTCTTTGTGGCCCGCTTTAACAATTTCCCATTGGTCTCCTGATCAATGACACGGATCACAAAAGGAACCGGCTTCCCGTCCGGTCCCTTCGCTCTTTTCGTGATAATTACAGACTTTGTTTCCTCCATTACCGGCGGCAGTAAAAACGCTTTAATATCTCCCATCATGTCCTCCTTCTTATCCCAGCTGAGCCGGGGCATCATTAAAATAATTCAGCACTTCAATTCCTGTGTAAGAAAAGCTGACTTCCATCTCGAGAAAATCCGCTTCCGCATCCAGAATAGCGATTGGCAGCTTCTGAAGCTTTACATTATAAAATGCAACCGTCTGCGTCCCCACGCTTGTAGACGGGTCGTCATTGGTGACCTGAAGCGTAAAGTATGGAAGCTTTCCTGTTTTTAAATACTCCTGAAGAATTCTCAGGAAATGAGGAGTTCCATAGTAAATCGTCATCGAACCAGTCAGGGAAACTCCTGTCGTTTTTTTCTGTACCAGTCTTGTCCCAACCACCTTAAAATCAGATTCCTGGAACTCCGCGTCAGACTGAAATTTCTTCAGGCTGAACATCTCTATATTTCTTCCATTTAAGGTCATAAAGGCCTTACCCTCTTTTCCGTTGAGGGCATCCCGTTCCAGCAAAAACATGTTCTTCCTCCTTAATCACTCTCAGTGTTTGCAGATACATTGACGGTCATATAGATTTTCTCTACCGCATCTACAGGCTGAATCGCCGTCGTAATAACTACGGAGTCTACTGTTTTCCCAGCAGATACCGTCACATCCTCCGCTGTAAAATTCTTAATTCCGTTGTTCGCCTGTATTTCGTTTAAATAGCCAACAATCCAGCTTTTTAACAGGCTGCGGCCTGTCTCGTTATTATCTACCTTTCCGATGTAATACAGGCTGAACTGCCGGTATACATCATTGCAGAACTGCATCAAGACCCGCATTACCCTGTTTTTGGAAAATTCCTCTCCTTTGTCAGGCGTAAAGGTTGTCAGTGTGTTAATGTCTGTGCAGACCTTCACACTTCCAAAGGTATCAATAAAGCATAGATATCCGTCCTGTACTGCCTTGGATGCCTGCTGCTCCGTCAGCTTGGGACTGGCTTCTAAAGCTCCCGGATACTGGGCATAGGTCAAAGACTGATAATACATCGCCCCCGCCTCTGCTCCTCCCGCCCACCAGGTGGTCTGCTGCGGCGTGAGAACCGCGCCATCCTCCAGCTTTACGCCGTTTTTCAATGCAATGACATACTCGCTGTTGCACCCTGCTGCAGCTTCTCCAGCCATCACAGCCTGGCATTTCTGCCCGATATGTTCTGATACTCGTTTCACGAATGCAGCAAAGGCCTGGATCGTGGCAGTATCGGATCCGTCATAAATCAAGACATCAAACTGGTGCGGCTCAAGGGCAGCCAGAAAGTCCGCATAATCTCCTGCCGCCACCGTCGGATCCTTTCCAGAAGAAAGCGCCTGTCCTGCCGTCTCCGTGATAGTCGTTCCGGAACCTGAAAAAGCTACCCAGGCATTTTCTTTCAGCTGGGATAAATCCTGAATGCTCTGTTCATCTGCCACAGTTCCATCAATGACAGTCTCCACATCATAAGTTCCATCTGCGTCCACCTGCTCCTGAATGATAATGGTAATATCGTTTCCCCTGATTCCTTCATACTGTGCCGTTACAGTTAAAGCTCCAATCTCCGCAGATGCTTTCGCTCCACTGCTTCCTTTCGGACGATAAAGCAAAATCTTTCCCGGACCCGCAGTCGTATCGCTGCCTTTCATCATTTCACGCAAAAACATGGCCTGCTCTGATGCGATATCATAGCCGATAAACGGGCGCACATCCTGCCCCGGCGTGATTTCCTGAATCACATTTGGCGGCCCCCAGGATAGTGGTTCCGCAATTGCCACCACGCGATTCCCGATATTCGGGGCCACGCTGCCCTGTGATTTTACATTCATGTATACACCGGGGAGCTGTTTATTCTGGCTTGTCCATATGCCTCCTGCCATTGTGTTTACCTCTCTTTCATAATTTTTGTATAAAAAGAACGCCCCTCCGAAGAAGGACGCTCTGAATTTTTTTCAATATTTTCCTCTTTTCCTCTTGGCTTCCACGTTATAACGTGGTATAATTAAACTATCGAAAGGAGGTGAAGAGAAAAATGGTGGAAAAAATAAAGGAGCTGAAAAAAGTGGTATCAGCACTTATCCAGCTCGCTTTAGAAATTGGAACACTTTTAGCAGTCATCAAAATGATTGTTGAAAGCCTCCAATAATTACCCGGGGAGGGAAACCTCCCCACCTAAAATATATCATATCACCATTTTTAAAGCAATATGAAAAAAACAGTGATCAGCATTCTCTCGTTACTTGCCTCTGTCATCTGGCTTGTTATCATTGTAGTTGGTCTGATTCTATTATTCACTTAACAGGAGGTTATGCCATGAACTTAAAAAAAATCAGGAATGAAAAATCATTAAGCATTCGCGCCCTGTCTGAACTGGCTGATGTTCCCAAGCGTACTATTGAGGACATTGAACGGTTTGACCGCTGTAAGGTAGACACCGCTATCAAGCTGGCCGATGCGCTTCAGGTCACGCTTGACGAGCTGTGCCGTTCCACAGAATAGCATTGATTACAGAAGAGGCTTAAGCGCCTGCTCCAGGGCCGCTTTTGCCTCTTCTACGCTGTATTCCGGTTCTTTCAAAATCACCCTGGCAAAATCTGGCTGATATCCGGATAAAGCTTTGCTTTTCAGCAGCTTCTCCGTCGGATACCGCTTGATTTCCTGTATCTTCTTTTCTTTATTTGATTTTGACATGATTCTCCTCCACCCCCTGCATTTGATTTTCCTTTATCGGCGCCGACACATGCGGCCGGACATGGAATTTATAGTGAAGTTCCTGATCTTCCACTGACGCCTCTCTCTCATATGTGTGAAGCCAGGCAGAGCTTCCGCTTTCATCGTAATACAAAAATTTGTCCAGGTTCTGGTCTAAAAATTCCTGTACCTCCTGGATTTCTGCATTTCCATTGGCAGCATTTCTCTGCTGCACAAACACAAGATCCAACCCCAAATCCCGCAGAAAACGGCCCCCTATTCCATCTTCAATACTGGACGGCATCAGGAAAATAAAAAAACACGGGAATTCTGTCCCCTGCTGATTCGGGCTTGTGTACACTGGCCGGTCCGGATACCCCGTCTTCAAAACGCCGGCCAGACTGCTGAGTAAATTTTGTATGGTAAAATTCATCGAAACCGCTCCCTCACTCGCTTATCCAGCTCAGAACGCACCACAGAACGATACTTTCCGACTGCCTTCTCTTTCATGTAGCGGCCAGGAACGTAAGTAGTCTTGGTTCCTACCATGATACCGCCGCTTCCGTCTAGACTTTCCTCCAGAAGAGGACCGTTCTTAATCAGCCCCGGAACAAAATGTCTGTCTACCCGATGCCCATCATTGACATAGGACGCATACTGCATATCGTTGGCCAGAACCGTTCGGACGCTGCCGCCAGAATACACTGGTTTCGTAATACTATCCGTTCCCCAGTGCTGGGCCATCTGTCCGCTTCTGGTATTTGTTCCGGCAATCGCTGCCCCGCCGTTTGGCGGCGTATGCTCAGTTGCCACCCTCACTGCCTCGATAGTGGCCCCCTCTGCCACCTCCATCATGATTTTCGGGACGTCCTCTCCGGCTTTTCTCAGCTCCTCTAACCGCTTTCTTATCTGACTGCCAAAGCTTGACATCCTGTCACCTCACAATCTCCTGCATAAACAGGCCGATCTCCTGATGTTCCAGTCCTGTCATGGCTCCGCCCACCGGATCATAATACTTCTGCGGCTTTCCTGCAAAGTACCGCTCCGGCTCCCCCTCCATGCCGAGCGCACCACCCCGTACAATCAGCAGTTCATCCCCTGCCCTTATATCTTCCTCCATGCTGCAGGCCAGCTTCTCAGAAGCCTGAACCTGAGCAGCAGTGTCTCTCATGGAAGGACTGCTTTTCTGACTGTTGTATATACGACAGGGAATGCCTTTTCCTACCTGTTTTCTTTCCTGAGCGGTAATATTTCCTGTCTCTGTATTTACTACCCGGTATACGTCCACCGTGTCTGTGTACCAATCTGAAAAAACAGGATTGTCAAAAATCATACAAGCATCCCTCCCATTCCTACCTGCCTCGCCATTGTCACCAGCTGCTGGCCATACTGGGTTGCGTTCCAGGTTCCCCATTTCTCTGTTCCGGCTGTCACGGCGCTGTTGTCATAGCTGAGCGTAGTATCCCCCATTGCAGCTTCCTTGACCATTCCCACCTGAGACGCCTTTCCAGCCGCCTGGGCGGCGTTTCTGGAGCCAGGGGCGTAGGTTTTCAGATACAACGCAGAAAAATGAGCCACATAAAGTCCTGCTGCATAACGCCAGAGGCTTCCCCACCTGGAGGGAAGCACGCTGTCGTTTGCCTGGTCTATGAATGTCTGAAGCATAGTCTCCGGGAGCAAAAGTTTTACAGGTTCCTCATCACTTCCACTCTGAGTGTAGAGCTGGCAAAACTGCGGAAAATCCTCTTGGAACATCTCTTTCAAATACGTCCCTCGCTCCCCTGGCTGCGGTATGTTAGCCGCTGTTTCTCTGGCTGTCTGAAAATATGGAGCCATCGGATTAAAACTACCGTATGGCTGCATAGAATCACCTCCTATCTTCTGGAGCGTTTCTGCTTTTCTGCCGGTTCAGACTCCTTGTCCGATTTATGTTCTCCGTCTGATGTCCCTTCCTCATCTGGCGTCTTTTCGGCCTGAGTATCTGGACGAAGATCACATTCCTCTTCTTTCTCCTGAGCCGTCTGCTCCGCCTGATACAGGTCCTTATCTTTTCTTGTAGAAGGTACTGCCGCAAGGCCACCTTTAATTGCTCCCTGAATAACTGTACTGTCAAATACATCCTGAGGAATCTCTCCCACAAAATCCTTCTTCACTAAATAAGACGAGCCATCTGCCCGTCTCACCAGAAAATTTCGTTTTGATACAATAAACATAGCACCCTCCTTTAAATTTTATCCACATACAGAATCGTCTGATCATAAAATACTTCTACCTCAGATACGTTTCCTGCATAAGCCGTATCATAACAGAACTGCTGGGTGTTGGGCGTTGTCATAGCCCTGGTCAGCGGCGCCAGCTCATCCATTGCAAGATAGCGCTCCTTGTTACAGTAGACCACCATCCGGTCAGAAGAACCGTCTGCCGCAGCCCCTTTACACCATGCAGTCGCACCGATAAACAGATCCGATCCGTTCTGCTTGGCTACGTTGTTCTCCAGAAGGAAGGCAAGAATCGTCTTTTCTGCCAGCTCCGTTACCTTCGTAGTAGCCAGATAATTGTACTGCTCATACGGCATGATAATGTGGTTTGGAATTGCATCCAGGTCATACTCTGATGCCGCCCAAGCGGTCAAAATTGCTGTATTGATATCCGCCAAAATCTGATCTGGTGTCTTATCAGCAAACTTTGTACTGCTTCCTGCTCCAGATGCGGCTGCGTCTGTAATCACCGCATCCGGATGATTTACAAGGCCGGTTGTTCCATAAGTCTTAAAGCCTACATAGGTATTCTCGTCCATATGCTTATCATAGGCCATTCGAAGTCCATCCCGGAGCAGAGCGTCCATATTCCTTCCGGTCATGTTTCCGCGCTGCATATCAATCCACTGCACACGGGTTCCGGCGGCAATCATATGAGCCTTGTAAAGTCCCTTGGAAAAATCTGCCTGTACCATCGGAATACCGTTTGCAGAAGCTCCTGTGATAAGACCCTCTCCCGAACCTCCGGTTACCCCATAGCCTACCTGCATGGCAGACACGGTCTCAGCCCATCCTCCCCCGACGCGGACCGGAATATCTCTGCTGTATGTAAAACTGGTAAGCGGAGTACGTACTAACATATCTCTCTTTTCCAGCTCAGATGTCAGAAAGGCCTGGCCAGACGCAATTCCTGCCGCATCCATTGCAAATGCTTTTGCCTGGCCGCTGGAGGCCATGCCTAAATTCGCTGTTCCTACGTTTTTAAATGCCATATCTTACCTCCTACGCATTGGCTCTCGTTAAAATGATCAATTCCGCTACGCCGTTTTCATCTGCCTGGCCGCCCCACTGGCAGTTCCCGAGCAGAGTAGTCTTTCCTTCGTCGTTTTCAGCCTCAAATCCTCCAATCACACAGTTTGGATAGGATTCATTGACTGCAGTTCGGATATACACGGCTCCGCCCAGAGACGGCGTGCTCCTCTGGCAGATGACGTTGACCGATCCGCGCATCAGCACAGGGACTGCGTCGCCGGGCAGATAAGAACCCTCGTTCTGGTTCCGGTAATCCCACGCGCTTTTCACTTCACGGACTGCCACGCCCACAAAGCTGTTCTTCGCGCCTGCAGTTCCCATCACTACCACGCAGCCGTCATTGTCATAGGCCACTCCCAAGCCGAACGGAATGGCTTCCTTTCCTCCTGCTGGCCGTGTATTGACTACCGAATCTGGCTGGCGGGAATAACTGCCGGCATATCCATGTGTCATTGTCTTTCCAATTACCTGTCCCTTCATCTATCTGCTCTCCTTTCCGTAATTAGGGTTGTGTGGATTCAAACGGTCATAGG